GCCTTCTGGAGTTCCGTCAGCCTTACGTACCCATGGAAGCCAGTTTCCGCCTTTTAAATGCACTCTATATTCTACAAAACCACGTGTACTCCATAATTTTATCCCATCAATTTTATAACCAAATATTCCAGCATAAGAATCACCGTTCATAGAATTTGTCGCATATCTGTCTGATGTTACAGTACCAAGCCAACTACTGCCCATCAAGTGGGCTTGCATATAAATAGTACCATATTTTGGCTTAGCTCTAAAACCACATAAACCGTTCCCTAAATTTCCTGCATAGTCACGATCATTTACTACCTCCGGAAGCCACTGCTTTTTCACGTTATCGTAAGACTGATAAGTAATATCCCCTGTATAGTCATGAGTTGGAGCTGGAGCTGGAGCTTGTCCCATCTCTTCACGTACCATATTTAAAAATCTTTCCCAACCCATGTCTAGAGTTCTGTGAGGGCAATATTTATTTGTGTAGTCTTGGTGCTTAGTAACTCGGTCTATCCCCCATCCTCTTTCTTTTAATAGTTGAGCAATTAGTTTACAAGCATTTCTTTCAGCTTTTAAAAACCTGTCTCCCCCTGATAAAGAATAACAAATCTCGATAGCTATACCCTCTCTGTTTCCTTTACCGTTGCCGTCCGATGCGTGCCAGCCGTTTCTGTCTAATGGCAAGCCTTGAACAACTTCTTTATCATCAACGGCGAAGTGAAAAGATGTTTCATAATTATTTCTAATCATATATGCTATTTCATTATTTGCACTTGCATCGTTATCTGTGTTATGAACGACTATTCTAGTCGGATTCATGTGATACGGGCATTTTATATTATATTTGCTAGGGCTTACTAGCATTTGTCTTATTTGCATATTATCCCTCCTTTAACTCCATAATTATTGTTTTTAAAGCCGATAACCCACCAGCTAAGCCACCAATTAATGTGGCTTTTAATTCTTCTTTAGTAAAGCCTGTAATAACCATAGTTGAAATAAATCCCTGCGCGAACGTCCACAATGCACGTTCTAAAACATTTTTCCAATTAATTTTCTTAATTTTTTTCATATTTTCTCCTTTTAACTAAATAAATTATAATCATATCCTATAATTTGTAATGGTATCATATTACTATTACTTTGTGAATATGCTGTTGTGCCGACAGAACTAAAGCAATCATAAAATTTAATACTACTTTCACTTATATAATCTATAACCCTCGATTTTACGTTTACACCACCAGACCCAGCATAAGAATATGAGCAACGTGAACCGTACCCTTTCTTGATTTTTCCACTGGAAACAACTCTTAAAGAATCTTCTGCTGTTGATGTACAAGCAAAGAGTATTTCATAAAAATCATATTTTGTGGAAGATAGTGGAATATTTTGTTCACTAAAACTATTTCCGGGTGTAGAATTAGTCCATAAAATTTTGGGTTTCATTTTTTCAATATTTTCAGTGTTTTCGTCAATATCTTCATAAATTCCATCTTGCATAGCGTTTAAATTACTTGCACTTAAAGGTGTTGCCCCAGAATATTCTTCTGGGTCTACTTCGTAAATAGTCCCTCCTATTTCAACTTTGGCTTTTGATACAAGCGTACCATCTTGCCATGTAAATTTTGCCATTAAACATCACTCCTTTCAACTTTTGTAACTATTTCAAATAGTCCATCTGTTTCGTTTGGCAAATTAATTGTAAAATATTTATCTAAATCAACATAATCATATAAAAATGAGTCAAAATAATAATATCTATATTTGTATATTATATACTTATAATTTGAAAGCAACGGAACGATACCACTTCCAGAATATAACCTTTTGTGAGGGTGGATTTCTTTATTTATTTTTAAAGCTACTGGATATAGATTAGACCTCGGATAAATAGACGCTCTCGGAAACTTTGTCGGTTCTAATCCTTTTTTGATATTAAATCCAAAACTTGTACTACTTTCTTCTATTATATCTATATCTGTTCCTATTACAAATTCTTCATCCATTTGTCCCTTTATCGTTCCTAAGCCTATTGAATAAAGAACTGGATAAATAAGATTTTTTCTTTCACCGTGTCCATCTATAATCGTATGAAACTCTGTCGAAAACGGTTTCAAATTGTGTGGTATTCCATTTGTCGCTATTGTATCAGTTGTAAATATATCCTTGCGTTCAAAATTCATGTTAGATTTTAAATATATCGAATAATTAGAAGTGTCTACACACGAGAATATTGTTTTCTGATAATTATAAACACCGCCAAAACCGATTGCTGTTATTTTTCTATCATAATAATCAGATAAATCCTCAATAACCAAATCTGTTTCTATATCGATAACTTCGCCTTTTTTAAAGTAATAAAAATAACTAGCCTCGGTTTTACTTTCCGAACAATTTATATTTTTATCACTTCTAATTATGTAAACATCAAAATCTTCTACATCTTTATTTAAAATATTATCAAAAGGCGTGTCAAATTTCAAGAAGCAATATCTCATTTCAAATTGCATAACTTCTTTTTTATATTGTGCTTCTGTTAATAATTGTAAATAAATATCATAAATATAATTTTTTAGAGTTATTTCTCTATCGCCTTTTATTTTTATATAATCATTTTTAATTATCATCTTACCACCTCGTGGCTTTCTTTAATACCCTCTTGAGTATAGTGAGTAATATAAGTTTGAAAAACTCTCTCGCTGTTTTCTTGTTTAGTTTTTCCACGGAATAAATTAATATAACTATCCTCGATATTTACGTTTTTACAAATCGCTGTGTATTGTGAACGATTTTTTTTATAGTTTTCTTTAATACTTGTAAAGATATATTTTCCGTTGAATAATAATTTATTTATTTCTATTATATCACCAACTTGAAACGTATCTCTGTCTATTCCTATTTCTATTTGTCCATCTAATTCAAGACTTGATTTTTCTATATAAGATGCCCCAATATCCATAAGCTCTGGTAATGTTTTCCATTGTTCATTCATGTCAATAGTTATTTCAATAATGCCTGTTGGTGTTATTTTTCCTTTTTTATCTTCAATACCACGATCATTATAAAATTTATTAATATTCCAAATTAAAGCACTATCGCTTTCAATAATAGTTATATTTTTTATAGTTTTGCTTCCATTATATTTAAAACCTATAACCAAATTTGAAAAGAATGCATCTCTTATCAACAAAAACTCTTTATCGGTTTCCACACTTCCATCAAAATCAAAATTGTTACTTTGCGACCATACGTCGTTTATTGTATCATATTGCATATAAACAGAAAATGTGCTGTTATCTGTGTATATCCCAGACATATATAAACCGAAAATAAATTGTTCATTTAAAATAAAACTGTCGGCAGATTTTAAAATATTATCTTGTTTAAAATCTATCGGATAATTAAAATCTACCTCATCACCGTTTTTTATATTTACGTTTTTTTCGTTAAGTAATGGATTATTTACTTCATCATCAAAGTTTTGCCTTGACATCTGATAAAGACGGACGTTTGTAAAGTTTACAACATTAGCATAGTCTTGTGATAAAATTGTTGGTTTTAAATACTGTAAACCATTTATTTTATGATTACCATTATAAATATGCTTTGGTTCTTCGTTTAACATACTGTTAATATCTTTGACAAATATTTGCTTATTTTCGTCAATGAACCACCACAAATTATAGCTAGACGATAAATCACTCATGATATATTCTATCGTTTCACAGACATAGTTTACATTGATTTTTCTATCAGATACGTTTATCTCTCGGATTGTAAACCCATCCTCAACTAATGGTTCGAAAACAAATTCTATCAACGATTTTAAACTATAATTACCACTAGCCATTTGCGTTCTAATAGTAGCCATTGCCATCGGACTTAACAACTCAAACGTAACTTCTAAAAACTTATCTTTTTCTCGGAGTTCTCTAAAAGAATATCCATTTATATAACCTGTAAATTTTAAAATCCCATTTACATAAATTCTACACTCTTGATATTTTTGTGGGAGGTCTTCAGAGGTATGATTTGTAAAATCACATGTCAAATTACTAAACGATACCGTCTGACTAGATTTCGTCAACTCATACCCCTCGAGCAAAGGCAATTGTACGTTTCCATATTCTATCATCTTAAACCACCCGCTTTTAAAGTCTCGCTTACTACTGGTGTAACAATTCTTCCAACTTTAGTTTTATCCATTTCTACTTCAGCATCTAGGCTTATTGCAATTGGTGTAGTGTTTGCTAAAGTGTTAAATACTTTACCTGTTTCTACGTTAGCTTGAAGTTTTGCATTTTCATAATTGATAGCCTTTTTCATATCTCTATAAATATCGTTAAGCTCTTCATCAAAACCTACTCCGATACCTTCTGCCAAGTATTTTCCTATTTCATCACGCATAACTCGAGATGGAGATTTGATTCCAAAGAAACTTTTTAATCCATTTAAAATACCTTTTCCAAATCCTTTTATTTTATCAAGTACCCAATCTTTTGCGTTATTAATGCCATTCCATAATCCTTTTATTAAATTCTTACCAACATTAGCAAAGCTTCCTACACCCTTTAAAAATCCATTAACAATTGAAGTTATAATACCTGGAATTTTAGACAACAAACTAGGCAAATTTTGGATAATTCCAACAGCCAATTTCCCTATAAGTTGTGGTCCCACAGACATAAGCTTTGGAAGATTATTGACGAGAGCAGTAATTAATTTGTCAATTATCTCAGGGGCTTTTTCAATTATAATAGGTAACGCATTTATTATTCCATCAGCTAATCCCATAATAAGCTTAATTCCAGCATCTACCATTTGGTCAACGTTATCTAAAATTGTAAGTAAGCCATCTAAAATAGCAGTAATTAATATTGGAATAAGGGTCGGCATTTGTTCTGCAAGAGAATTAATTATCGTTATAGCTCCTTGTATTAAAGCATTTAAAATATCTGGAAGCATTTCAGAAAGTCCTTCTAAAGCTGAAATGATACCTTGCAACAATATAGGAATTATAGTAGGAAGTGCAGCTACCAGTCCATTTATTAAATCAAGAGAACCTTGAATAACTATAGGCAATAATTGTTGAATTAAACTTGGAATTTCTGGGGCAATTCCATTTATTAAATCTACAATTCCTTTTACAACTTGTGGAGCCATTTCTCCGATTGTTTTAATTAAAATTTTACTAAAGCCCATAACACTTTTTATAACAGAATCTATATCACCAGCACCACTTAAAAAGTTTTGAATACTTGCTTTTAACGTTGTAAATGAACCAGCGAACGTTTCGTTTTCTTTTGCATAATTGCCTTCCGCATAAGCTGTTTTTTCGAGGAACATTTCCATAGCCAAGCCAACTTTTGTCGCATTATCCATTTCATTATACGATGTTTCAATACCTTTGCTCATTGCATAAGCTTCTAAAGTTGTAGCATTCATAGCCACACCTAAATTGTCCATCATGGTAAAGTTCCCCTTAGCCGCACCAGCAATACTTTCCATTGCAGAGTTTACATCAATACCCATTATAGAAGCAACGTCAGCCGCCCTTTGCATAGCTTTAGTAGATAAATCCATAGAGTCTTCTATACTTAATCCGCTACCTTGCATCAATGCTCCCATTTTGTTAGCCGTTGCCATAAAATCGTTAGCACTTAATCCCATTGTTTCAAAAGCACCTGCCGCTTTATTTTGAACGACGTCAGCTAAATCTCCAAACACTGCTTCAGTACCGCCAATTTGTTGTTCTAATTCTCCAGCCATTGTTACTGACTTACCAACTAAAGCCGTCATTGCCGTTGCTGCAACTCCTATTGAACCAGCTATCGCTTTAAATCCTGTGGAAGCAGCCGATTGAATTTTACTTAAACCTTTTTCAAACCCACTTTTATCTAAATCAGTTTGTATAATTACTTTACCATCAGCAAACATTTGAATATCTAATTTCATCATAATATCATCCTCCTTTCTACCATAAAGCATTTGCAAATTCTTCTTCTTTTTCTTCTTCGCTTCTATTATCAGGAAGTGCAAATTTTTGTTTTAATTTTTTATAGTAATATCTCCGGTCTTTGTCTTTTATTTTTGATAAATCCACAGCTCTATATCCCATGATTTCACATATCTTATTATCGTCGTTTAATCCCTCAAATAGGCTTTTAAACTTCCACCAATGTAAATAATCAATGTCATTCAAATCAATCTTATATTGACTTAAAAATGCCGAATAAATAAGATTTGCGTCATGTTCATAAGAATATATAGCTTTTTGTTTTTTATATTCTTTTTCTTTTATTTTATCGTCTTTTTTTTCTTCACTTTTTCCTAAAGAATAAAACCATAAAATACAATCAATAGCTTTTTTTATTTGTTCTTTACTTGTAAATTCTTTATCTTTATAAAATAATTGTAAAGCAAATTCTATTTTCTTTGTGTCCGATAATTCTGTATCTTGCATTAACAATTCAAATAAAATAAAAGACCTAAAATTTGTATCAATTTTAAGTCCTTTATAGTCTGTTGGTAGCCTATCAATTAAAATGTTCATCTTTGCACTCTTTCAGGACTATATTTTGATGCAAGTTCTTTTATACTTTTAACTTGTTCTTCTTTCTTTTTTATTACGTCCATGAATGCCTCTACACACAAATGTAAACTATCTTTACCTTTAAAAAGTTCTTCGCTTTTACCTTCACCAAAGACATAATCAAAGAAATCTTTTATTATTTTACATTCCTGCCTTATGCCTTCGGCTAATGTATAATTATTTTTTTTAACTTTATCGGTTTCTTCATAAACCTTTTTACTTGCAGTTTCCAACTTTTCAAGAAAATCTGCATCTGTAAAATCTATATCACCTAGATTTACACCGTTTATTTTCATTAATAAACTACCTCCTTATTTTTATTATAAACTAACTGGCGTATTTGCTGTGAATGTGGCAATAGAATTATCACTATTTAAACTAGCCACGCCTTCAATTCTTTTTCCTGTTACTCTAAATGTACCAGAATAAGTATATGCGTCAGTGCTATCTCCTTCTGAATCTCCGATGATAGAATATTCTCTTTTAACTGCTTTATAGCCTCCAGTAGTAGGGCTAGAAAAATCTACTATAACAATATTTCTTCTAGCTTCTGTGCCAGTATATTCATTATCGAGAATTTCAACCATTTCTTCGTGAACTGGATCATTGTGATATTGGTCAAAACCAAATCCAATACTAGGAGAATAACCAGTAACATCAGTCGTTTCCATATCTTCGTCAATATAATGTCTAGTATATTCAATAGCATTTTTACTTCCACTAAATGAAGTAAAACCACGCATTCTATTAAACGTTTCTGTTCCAGTAGACATATTTCCGAAGAATGGTACTTTGTCACTTCTTTTAACTAAAGACCTTTCATTCATCTTGCTTCCTCCTTTATTTATCTTTTAAATATGTTATACTCATCTGTATTCCATATTTTGCTGTACCATTCTGTATGTCTTGAATAGTACCATTATTTTTACAATATATACCCTGAATGCCATCAATATCAGGTAATATACGTTTATCGTTATTTTCTTCTATCTCTTTTGAAAATCTCTCATAAAAATCCAAATTATCTATATTTTGAGTTAGACTTTCGTCATAAAACTCCCTACTTCCAAATTGAAACACAAATTCATTAAGCGAACCGCCGTCTGTATAAGGTCTTGACACTTGCTCGGTCGGTATAGGTTCAATAGAATAAGTAGTGGCTTCTTCTCCTAAAAAGTCTACTAAAATATCGTTAAACTCGTTTGCGAGTGTTACATGATTTTCAAAATAATCAACTAATTTTTGTATCATCTAATCACCCTTTCAAAGCTTTCATGTATTTTTCAACTTCTTTAGTGAGCTTATCGCCCTCGGCACTCCACATCTTTCTATCCCAGTATTTGCCCCGTATTCCTTTTCCTTTATTGCTTACATATTGTCTATGTGCATAGGGGACTTCATAAGTAACCGAACCCGGTCTAACCGTTGTAGTAGTAGATAAAGCTCCAGTTAGAAAAGGAACATATTTTTGCATTCGGATAAAAGCCCTGTTTGCTGTATAAAGCCTAGCATTTCCATTTTCGCCTAAACCATATTTATCAATAATTTTACCTTTTTCAAAATCTTTTAATTCATAGCTTATTTTCATTATTTACCCTTTATTTCAAAGTGTTGCATATTAGAACTTCCAAAGTCTTTTACGTCAGCCGTGGTTATTTCAAAGACTTCATAAGCCGACAAATCTTTAATTCCATCGACTTCTGTTTCTTCTACATCACCTTTAATTATAAAATCACCTTTTCTTAAAGTCCAACCAAACCCCTCGTATTGTTTAGGCTCTTTATAATCTGATAAATCGTTTTTATCAAAAGGAATAAACACGTCAACACTATTATTTTTTTCAAAACCTGTCGAGCTAGTTATCGTTTGAACACTATCCCAAAACACATTATCAATAACATGTTTTTTATATCGAACACTTCTTCCAGAAGATACGTCATCAATTTTATTTCTATTAAACACCGACATATTTGTATTAGTCGTCATTATCTCACCCCACAATAAAGGATGTGCTGTCCATTGATAATAACACCATACAACTCGGCTAAAATCAAATCGTTAAGTTCTGCGTTTTTGTTTTCGATAACTTTTTTCATGTCATCATTATATGTTACAGAATAACTGCCCACCGTTTCACTTGATTTACCTCTTGTGATTTCTTCATCATACCCTTTCAAAATCGTGTTTATTATTTTAAATTCACACAATTTCACTTCGTCAGGTATATCTTCATAATCTAAACCCACAAGCCTGTTTTGTGTTCTCAAATCGATTTTTCTTCGAGCTTCAAATTCTAATAAATTAAAAGGCGTTAGGTCTAAAGTTCCACCTAGTCCTTTATAATCTTCGTAAGATAGGTAATATCCTTTAAATTCCATAAACGCCCTCCTTTATTAAAGACTTACTGAACCTTCTGGCACTAACGCAGAGAATGGATATCTGTTTTCAGTTTGATCAAGTGAAGTTACAGGATTAGGTATAGCAGTTCCGAAACGGAAAGTAACTCTAATAGCAGACATATCCTCTTGCATTAAGTTATATGCAATAGAACCATCACTATTTTGGATTATACCCTCTCTAAATACATCAAAAGTAACATCTTGTCTAATTGAATAAACAGCTTCATTAAAGTCACCAGCAATTAATGTAGCAACGTCTTTATCCCATGCTCCATTATCAACGAAAGCTCTGTTTAATGAACCGATTTCAGTAGTGTTTAAAGGCTGTCCAGTTGTGTCAGTCATCATTCTAAATTTACCTTTAAGACCTACACCACCTAGTAAACCAGTTACTTCGTAACCACTTTCCTCAACTAGTGTCATAACATCATTGATATCGCTATATAATCTACCAGTTTCTTCAACAGCTTTTGCTTTAGAAACAATTGCTGGGATTATACCAGCACCAAATGAAGCTGGTGCATCAATACCAAATAAAACAGCTTGGTCAATTTTTTTACCAATTGCTTTTGCTAATTCAGGTTTTACTTGTTCCCAAATATTAATATCAGCGTCATTTAACACATTGTCTTTGATTGGGATTATTACAGCCAACTCTTCTGCTGTAAGATATACGTTATCCCACGCCATTTTAGTAGTTTCTTTTCTACCATTATTTGTTGATTCGTTTACCCAGTAAGTAACAGGTAGGCTATCAACAACTTTTAATCTCATTTTATCAGAAGTCATGTTTGGCAATCTTCTGAATAATTGTAAAACTTTTGAATACTTTTGTGCTTCTTTAAAAATCTCACCAAATACTTGTTCAGGGATTAAAGCAGAAGCATCACTTTTAGTAATCATGTTTGCCATCTTTATCTCTCCTTTTCTTATTTTTAAGCACCACGAATCATATTATTAAATATTTCATCAACGGTACTTGGTTTTGTACCACCGTTTAAATTCGGTGAACTCTGCACTTTTTTAACCACAGTTTCCCCAAAATATTGTGGATTCTTTTCTTTGTAGTTTTTAAGTGCTGTATCAAAATCAACAGTATCATTGACCGAACTTATAACTTTACTAGCAACAAATTCTTGGAACTCTTTTTTTACATCACTATCTTTTATTTTTAATAATGTTTTTAGTTCTTTTATTTCTTTGTCTTTTGATATGTTACTTGTTTCTAATTCGGCTATCTTTTCACTGTCATTTTGATTTGTTTTTTTCCATGCAACGAAATCTTTATACTTTTCGTCTTTTTGCCAATCTTTACTAGCTTTTTTTCGACCAGCATTAAACGAATTGTCTAAATCTTCTTGCGTGTATGTTTTTTGAGTAGTTTCTTCTACTTTTGTTTCTTCCGTTTCTTGAACGTCTTTGTTATCTTCCATAACATTTTCTCCTATACTTTATGGACTTTAAGT